CCGACGATGATGTACATCTGTCGGGTTCCTTCCATCCCGGTGGGCTCCGTCACAAGCTGTTCATACGGGATCGGACGCGATGCGCCGGCGGCAATGTCGGCGGCAACGCGGGCGTTGGTTTCGGCGCTGGTGTCGTCCTCGCCAGGGGCTCGCGGACCGCGCTGCTGCATTGCTGCCGCCGCCGGGATATTGGCGCCGCGGGACGGCGCTGGGTGTCTGGGTTGTTCGTGATTGTCGTCTGCCATGGCAGTCTCCAAATGGGTTAAAGGGTCGGCGGGAAAGCTGTTGCTCCCCCGCCGATAAGGTTTGCCTACCAGGTGACGCCGGTCATCCAGGTAACCATATTGGCGCGCCGCATGGTCCAGTTCATATCGACCATCATGCGAACGCCGATCGATGCGGTCTGCCACAGCGACCGCACGGGTGCCGCGATAGAGCCGATGACAGGCGGCTGCACCGTGCCGCCGACGATCGGCAGCGGCGTGGTGTCCTCTTCGTGGATTGTAGCAACGTCCGAGACATCGAATTCGGGCGCATCGCCGGTGACGCTGGCGAACTCGGCCGCATCGACCATGATCAGCATGCCCGCGGGCACCGTGGTCGAGGTGATGACGGAAAGGTTGCGCAGCGAACCGTTCTGAATGTCGGCAAAGATGAAATCGCCGTTCGGGGTAACAACCCAGGACAGTTTCAACGCCTGCGCCGGGTTCATAAGCAGGACGAGGTCACTGCCACCGCGAGCCGCGCTGATCGGAGCCATCAGAGCAGTAATGTCCGCGATCATCTTATCAAATGCCGTGGTCAGCACCGATGGCGTCAAACCACCGACACCGGCACGCAGGCCAGCGGGACGGATGGTGTCGGCCACGGTGGCGTCGATCAGCACGGTATCGATGGCGACGGCGGTGTCGTCATTGATGGCCTGGCGGATCACGCCCTCGATGGCCGGCGTAGAGTGCAGCGCCATCTCGCGGGTGAACTCCGAGATCACCGCCATCTTCTTCGGTGTCAGCGTAATCGCCGTCAGCCCGAGCTTGCGCACCGGGATCGGCTGGCCTTCACCGACGAACGAACCGTTGATGGTCGGCGTTGCCGATCGCCCCGGCACCTTGATGACGCCGTTGCGGCCGAAGGTAAACTTGATCCCCTTGGCAGCCAGTTTCGGATAGATCGTGGTGATCGGCAACTGGCCGAGGAAATCGGCAATCGCCGTTCCGACCAGTTCGGCCGCCCATGTCGCCTGCGTGGTGAGGGCGGGACCGACCGCGGTTCGCAATACCGCACCCGTGCCCTCGTCGCCGGGATAGCGTTCGCGCAGCACCTCCTCGATGGTCTTCTGCTGCATCTTGGCGATAAAGTGCGCTGTCATGGCGCGATAGATGTGATCGCGCGGTTCGAGCTTGCGCAGCGCGTGCGGGGTGCGGATGATCGCCGGCGCCGGCATCCGCTGTTCGGAAGTTGCCCGCTGCGCGGCGAGGCCGCTTTCGAGTTTCCGCAACGTGTCGATCTGCTTGGAGATGGTATCGCGGTTTAGCGTCCGCTCCTCGATTTCCGCCTGTGCGGTATCGTCGAGGTTTTCCATCTCGGCGAGTTCCTGCAGGCGATCCTGGTTGGCATTGTATTCGATTTGCGCATGCTCGATGCGCTCTGAAAGGGGTTTCATTTTATTCGTGCCTTGTGGCGCGAGGTATTTGGCAGACTTGCCAGTGATGCGGCTGTAATCTTCCATTGCAGGCTTGCGGAAGATGTCGGCCACGATGTCGCCCGGCAGGCCGAGCGATTTTGCGGTGGAAAGAGCGTTTGGGTTCGCCGGTACTGAGACGAGGCTCGTTTCCAAAAGTTCTGATTTCATGAACCGGAACGGGCCGTAATACTTGTCGGCGTCGTCGTTCAGCGGTTTCTTTTCGACCGGGCGGAAGCCGACCGACACGGCGCGCAGGATATTCTGGCGAACAAGTGCGCGGATGGTATCAACCAGCGGCGATGTGCCGGCCTCGGCTAGTTCGAGTTCGCCGCGCAACTGTCCGTTCTCAACGCGGACGTTGGCCCACTTGCCAATCACCTGGTCGGTGTCGTGGTTGAACAGCGCAATCGGGTGGCTTTTGAAATGCTCCAACTGCCAACCCTTCGGATCGATGACATCGCCCATGCGATCGAGCGAGCCATCGGACATGACGAATTCGTTCGGAACACCGCCCGGAGGCGGTGCCGATTTCACGGCGTAGCGCATGTTGCTTAATCCTCTGACAGTGCCGCCAAGGCGAGGCGGTTCTCGTATGGCGAAACGCCGTGTTGCTCGAGCGCGGCGAGCCATTCCTGCATTCCCAGCACGACGGATATTTCGCCTTCGTTGACGATCAGGTAGGTCTGCGCTCGCGCATCGCGCAGCGCGGTTTCGACTTCGAGCGGCGTCACCTCGGGATGCTCGACCAGCATGTCATCGACAATGATGCGGATCACGTCGATATCGCGGGTGCGGTCGGCGACTTCCAGCTGGTGCCGTTGTTTGGCTGTGATCATCGGCGCAGCGGCGGCCCGAACACGGCCCATCCCAGCAGCGCGAACAGCACGAACAGGAACAGCGTGTTCACCCAGACGCCGGTAACCATGCCGATGTGGTTCAGCATGAAGAACACCAGCCACACCAGCATCAGAACCCAATAGGCCAGACCGAGTGTCATGGTCGTTGCCTTTCGTTCATGCAATCATGCTAGCGACATCTGTCGCAGTGTCGCCGCACTTCATCGAACCAATCGCCATCAACAGCGCCACCGCAAGGTCAATGCGTCCATAGTTGCGTCGCTTTTCCGGCTTGCGGTTGCCCTGCGGCGTTCCAGCCTCATGGTGCAGCACCGTGTTTGAGATGCACCAGCGCAGCACCGGATGACCGCCGTGAACCAACCGCCCTTCGGTCGCCGCAACCTCAAACTCGCGGATCGCCGGCGAATAGCTTTTGTAGCCCTGGACGAACCCTTCCAGCGGCAACTGAATGCCCAGCCGCGCCATGTCCGACTGCAAGCGGATGATGTTCCACTTGTCGTAGCCAATCCGAGCCAGGTTCATGCCCGATGTCGCACCAACGATATCGGCCAGCACATGATCGTAATCAATCGTCAGGCCCGGCGTGGCGTTGAGCGACCCCTGACGGTGCCAGGCGTCATAAGGCGCGCCGTCGCGCTGCGTCCGCGTCAGAAGGGTTTTTTCAGGCGTCCACGCCATCGGCTTGATATGAATTCGCTGCTGATCGTCCTCGACCGCCAACACCAGCGCCGTCAGGTCGAGCCGTGCCGACAGATCTAGGCCACCGAACACCTGGCGACCGTCATAGAACAGCCCATCATCGACTTCCCCGTCCCCCTGGTTCCAGACCGATGGCGTACACAGCATGTCGGCCGCCGCCGCAATCCGCTGGTTGCAGCGCAGGTTGCGGAATGAACTTTCCGCGCTCGGCATCCGCCTGGCCTGGTCGGCTTCCTTGAATAAGGTTTCGGGGTCGAGGAAAACTCCCAGTGCCGGGTTAGCCGCCCGTATCACTTCATGGTCAAACACGTCGGCGGTTGGCGGTGCGCAGGTCAGGTCGATAATCAGCGATGGATCGTTGCCGGCCAGCCCGTCGTCGATCAGTTGGCTCAAGGGATGCTCGTCATCCTCGGCCTGCGTCGACAGGATGATGCCGAGGCACCTGTTGCGCTTGCCCATCGCAGTCCGCAGCGCATCGAACAATTTGCGGTCCCGCGTCTGCGCCATCTCGTCATAGGCCCACCAGGACGGTGCCAGGCCGTGACCGCGCCGCGCATCGGACGATAGCGCCTCGTATTTGGAACCCTTGCCCTTGCCGCCCGTCACCTCGATGTGACGCCGTTGCCCGCCACTGCGAACCCGCGTCACAGCCGCAAACTCATCCACCGCCTCGATGATGGCCGCCATCTCGTCATGCATCAGCGCCGACTGCTGCCGATTGACAGCCGCCGAATAACACTCGCCGCGTTCCTCGGCTTCCGGCCCCAGCAAATGGCAGAGCGCCAGACCCGCAACCAACCCCGTTTTGCCGTTGCCGCGCGGTTCCGACCGCACCGCAATACGGACCTCAGTCGAGCTATAGACACGCTCGATGAACCGCCGTTGGCCCGGTAATAGCTTCAGGTTAGTGCCTAGTTTGATGCCTTTGGTAATCGGTAAAAACTCAAGAAAAGCGATCACTTTCTCCACGCGCGACAGCCCTTTGGCTTCCCATGGCAATTTGCGCTTCCGCTTGCCGACGAGACTTGCCTGCGCCGCCTTTTGAACCGCCGTCGCGTTACCCATCAGTCCCTTCGAAGAATTTTTTTAAATGCGTGAGAAAATT